CCATCAGGTCAGCCCCGCAAGCAGCGTTTGCGCAGTCCGGTTGTTCTGGGTCACGACCTCGGTCCGGATCATGCCTGTCAGCTCCTGGTCGCCGATGTACACGCGAACCTGGACCGGCGCGTTGCCGGCACCGTTGAGCGGCACGACCATTTCGGGGCCCGCTTCGCCGAGCATCGCGAGCGTCGGCCCCATCACCATCCCGCCCTGCGCCAGGTACGGGATGTTCGGCAGGCCGATCCCGCCAAAGTGAATGTCGGGGATCGGGCCGGGCATCGGGATCGTAAACGACCCGATCTTCAGCGAATTCCACGCCGAGATGACAGCGTTGATCGGTGACTTGATGGCGTTGATGATGGCGTTGCCGATGCCTTTGAACGCGGCGACAAGACCGTTCCAGATCGACCGTCCAAGATCCCAACCCCAATTGAAGACCTCGTCAAGTTTTTTCCACAGGAACCCGCCGATACTGCCGATCGCGTTCCAGACCGCGCCGGCGATGCCGCCGAGCCCGCCGACAACCCCGTTCACGATCCACGTGCCGACCGTTTTGCCCCACCCGTAGATCTGGTCGAACACTTTCCAGATCTGGCCGCCGATGTTGTTGATCGCGCCCCACGCGTGGCTGGCAGCCCACTGGACAGCGCTGTCGAGACCTTGCAGCAACCATTTGCCGATGTTCGCGCCCCACTGCCAGATTTGCTGGAACGCGTGGCCTACGGTCGTGCCGATGCCGCCGATCTGTTTGCCGATCGTGCTGCCGAGGCCGACAACGCCGTCCGCAAGACCTTTGGCGATGCCTTTGCCGAGACTGTAGGTCTGGTTGAAAAGGCTGTTGAACGCGTCGCTGATCGCGCCGCCGATGCCGTTCGCACCGAAAATGTTCGAGACGGTGCTGATGATGTCGTTGCCGACGTTCTTGATCGCGTTCAGCGCGCCCGTGAAGATGCCGGTGACGACGCCGACGATTTCGTCCCAGTGTTTCGCGATCTCGATCGGGATCAGCGCGAATGGTGCGACGATCAGCGCCGCGATATCCCAGTGAGCCTTGATCCAGTCAACGATCTCGTTGAAGTGCGTGACGAGCAGGATGATCCCGACCGTCAACGCCGCGACCGCGGCGGCAATCGCGAGGATCGTGAGCGTGATCGGGGATGTCACGACCGCGGTCACGGCGAGCGCGACGTTCAACGCGACGACGGCGGCGGACAGCGCCAGAATGCCGATTACGACGGCCTTCGCGAGCGCGGGATTGGCCGCGAAGAACTTTGCGACGGCGCCGAGCGCCGGCGCGAGCGTGCCGACAATCTCGCCGGCCAGGTTGTTGAAGTTCTGTTTCAGAATGTTGAGCTGGCCCGGCAGCGTCTTGCCGGCCGCCTGGGCGCTGCCGCCAAACTCTTTGTTGAGCTCGGCGAGAATGAGTTTCTGGGCGCCGATCGTGTTGCCGGACTTGACCATGTTCTTGATCATGTCCTCTTGCGCCTTCGTGAACTGCACGCCGACCCTGCGCAGCGCCGACAGGCCCCTGACCGGGTCGTTGAGCGCCTTGCCGACAAGGATCGCCGACGATTGCATGTCCTTGCCGAGCGCGACACTCAAGTCCAGTGTCGCCTTTGTCGCCTGGTCGAAAATGTCGTTGCCTTTGCCGACCTCGTTTCTGATGCTGCGGAACGTCAGCAGGATGTTTTCGCCGCCCTGGATGACCTCGTCGTCGACACCGGAGACCTGCAGCAGCTTGCCGGCGAGATCCTCGACATGGCTGGCGGTGACATGCGCGGCCCCGCCGGTCGACTTCAACACTGCGGCGGTCTGCGCGGCGGCTTTCGCGTGATCCTCGAACTCTTGGACGCCGGTGTGCAGCGTGTACGTGAGCGCTGCGAGACCAGCCGCGCCGGCCGCGACGAGCGCCACCTTGCCGAAGCTCTTTAGCTTGTCGCCGGTGGACTGCGCGCTGGCCTCGGTCTCTTTGAACCCCTTTCTGAGGTCGTCGACCTTGGCGATGAACTCGACAATGACTTGAGGGTTAGCCATTTACCGGCGTCGCGCTGCGGCGCGTGCCTCCCGTTGCTGGTCCCTAGCTTGTTTTTCGGCGTACGCCCAGAACGCGAGATACTCGTCGTGCGTCAGCTCCGCGACCTGCCTGGGTGTCATTCGCCAGAACTGGCAGAAAGCGGCGAGGTTGTGGAGAGCGACACGCTCGTAGGGTCCGGCGTCCCGCCGATCGTAATGACGATGTCGTCCATGTCCGTGAACGTGAGATCGAACCCGTCCCTGCGTAGCTTCAACCAGGCAAGGATCGTGAACTTGTCGTCGGAGTCCTCGTCGGCGATCACCTGCGTGAAGGCGCGGCCGGTGTGCTCTTTGATCATCCGCAGTTCCCTGGGCGTGAAGCGTGGTGCGGCGAGCTCGTCCTGTCGCAGCACTACCTCGAGCGGCACGCCTACGCGGTGATTGTCGGTGGTCGCGGCCAATGGAATCCCTCGATCTCGTTTCGTGTGATGGTCGTCATGTCGTGTTCGACAAGCTGGCCGGCGGCAATCGCGATCGGGAACAGGTACCTGCCCTCCGGCATGTACGGGCGGCCTCTGGTGCCGCCGAACTCGATCCAGCCGGCATACTGGACGTCGGGGCCGCCCATGCCCGCGAACGCGCCGCTACTGGATGGTGCCGCTGTCACGCTCGCCGCCAGGCGGCCACTGACCCTGGGGACGGCGGCGCGCACCATGTTGGCGCGCTGTTCCGCGACCGACTCGAGCTGCTTGTCGGCGCGTTTCTGGATCGCATCGAACAGCGCGCTGCTGCCGCGCACCAGCTCGTCGAACCCGACGACAGTAACGTCGAGCTCGTCCGTCATGCGCCACTGGACGCCGGCGCCGTGGTCTGCGTCGTCGCGCTCAGCATGGCGGGCGGCGTGATGCTCTTGGTCGGCGTGCCGATGATCCCCCACGTCAACTGGATTTCGCTGACCGCGCCGGCGTCACCGTTCAACGGCGGGTACGGTCTCGGGTCGGCGAGCCCCGACCATGCCGGGTTCGTTGCCGACACGGGCTGGTTGCGGTACCCGACCGCTTCCCAGGCGACGGGCTTGCCGAACGCGACGGCCGCCGACAGCACTTCCTCGGTCGCATCGGTGTCGAACGACTGGTACAGCGTGACCGTCAGGGTCCACCGCGTCGACCCGGCATAGTCCGTGCTGCCGCACATCGTGTCAACGGTAGTGACGGTCGTGTCCGGTGCGATCTCGAGGTGTCCGGTCAGGCACGCGAGCTCTTTCAGGTTCGCGGTCGTGTCGTCGGTCGAAATTTTCAGCGACGCCGCGTCAAGGATCAGCGGCAAAGGCGGGGTGGGCGGCGGTGTGGCCACGATTCATGCTCCTATGACTTGTGGTTGAAAACTGAGCCTGACGCCGAGATACGGGATGCCGGCCCAGTCGAACCTTCTCGGCGCCTGCGCTTGCGTCAGCGGCCATGACGTCGCCGGGTCGGCGGCGAGCCGGCCGAGGACCAGCACCATCATCTGCTCGAGCGCATCAACACCAGGCCCGGGCTCGACACGACCGGCGATACAGATCACGTTCAGCGTTGCCTGCAAGATGCCGGCGGCGCCCGCGATCGTTTCGGTTGTGATCCACGGGTCGTTCCATTCGAGCAGCAGCACGGGCGGCGTGATCGAGTCGACGATGTCGGCGAGCACCGGCGGGTCGGTATCGGCTTGTGGCGCAAGCGCCGACGCTGCCGCCGCCCGAACCTGGGTCAACGGCAGCGCCGGCACCTACGCGATCCCGAACTGCTGTTTGCGAGCGAGCAGCACGTTCGCCCAACGAATAAACCCGTTCCTGGGTGTCCGGAGCGCCCCGGTCTGGTCGTACCCGATCACACCGAACAGCGCGTCGTTGACTTTGAACAGCTCGCTTCCGTACCCGATGTTCACGGTCGTGTACAGCGGATCCCACGGCTGCGAGTAGTCCGGCGGGTCGGGGCTGTCAACGGTCGCGTCGATCTGGATTGCGGCGGCCTCCGCGCACCGTGTCAGCTTGTCGGTATTCGCCGCGCTGACGGTGATGCGAAGGTCCGCCGCGATCTGGTCGATCGTGCAGTACGCGTTCACTCAGCCGGCGCCTTTTCGTCGATCGCGTCAGCAGCCGCAAGCGAACTGTCCACCGCAGCCTCGGCGGGCGTCTTGTCCTGCGGCTCGTCGGGACTGATGCCGCCGGTCCCGTCGACCGGCGCGCTGCCGCCATCGCCCTCCTCCGCCGGCCCGGAATCGTCGCCCCTGACCGCCTGCTGGTTCGGCGCGTACCAGTCGGTCGGCGCCGGCGCGCTCGCTGGATCAGCCGCGCTCATGGCGTCTTCACGATCTTGATGATCCCCGTCGCCAGCAGGATCAACTCGGCGAGATACCCGGCGTACGCGACCTGGACGCCGAGCACTGACGGCTCGATCACCTGGAGCGCACCGATCCGGTCCTCGTACACCTCGGCGGCTGCCTGCGACATCACAATGATCGTGTCGGCCGGCATCGCCGCCGACACGTACAACGGGATGCCGGCAACGTTGCCGACAAGACCCTGACCGAAGTTCGACGCGTTGAACCCGCTGCCGAACCCGTTTTGCGGGTTGATCGGCGGGAACACCGGGCCGATGATGCCGAGCATGTCGGGGCCAGTGACAGCGAACACGCCGCCGATGCCGTGCGTCGCGGTGTACACGCTGCCCGCGGCACCCCAAAACGCGGCCACGATCTGCTGCACCGTGTTCGCGCCGGTCGGCAGTGTCGGCCCGGCGGTCGCGCCCGCAACGAGCGCCGCCGCGACGGCAGCCTCGGTCTGGATCGCATACTGCGACGCCAGGTCGTTGATGACAAGATCCATGATCGCCGGCACCGACCAATCGACGTTCTGGCGCGACACGTTCACATAGCCGCCATAGGTCTTGGCGGTCACCGGCACCTTGCCGATCACCATTTTCTGTGACACGAGCTCGCCCTTTTCAGCTGACTGCACGGCCACGCTGGTGTGCTGCGTGATCTGCGGCCGCGCCCACGAGCCCGATGGCAGCGCCCTCGGGCCGAGTGCGCTGATCGTCGGCCTGGCCGTGTCGATCCAGTTGACGACCGGCAGGATGATCTGTTCCGGCAGCAGACCGGGGTTGTCGGCGGTTGTCTGGTGGCTGGCAGCGCGTTCGAACAGGTCGAGGCGTTGTTGCGCGTCCTCTTGGCCGCAGCGGGCGCGCCAGTAGTCGCACACGTACTCACCGGCGGACCGGTATTCCATCTGTTGCGGCGCCTGGCCGGCCCGCGGGTGCGCGAGTTCCTGCGCGATCAGCGCCCTGCGCTCCCTGGACAGCCGCGAAATCTGCGCGGCCTCCCTGAGCGGCTCGACCTGATTGTTGATCTCATGGATCCGCTCACGCGTCCGCGTCAGCATCTCCATTTCCTGCGGGTTCAGGTCGCGCTCTTCCTTCTCGGCCTGCGCGACCAGGCCCTCCATGAACTGCGCTCGCTCCTCGCTCTCAGCCTGGTAGCGGGCGAGGATTGCGTCTGTAGCAGGCACTGCGGGCTCCTAACGGTCGGAACGGTTCTCGACGCGTCACCCGCAACAGCCGGCCCACCCAGTGGTCTACAACGGCTGGTAGTGCGCTATTCGCCGGGCAGCGTAGCAGCCGCCACGGCCAGACGGTCGGAGGCGAGCAGCGCCCGCCACTCGTCCAGGTTCGGTGTTCGTGACGCCGACACGACCGCAGCCCTGACCGCCAGCACCTTCGCGTCCTCGTACGCGGGCTGCGGCGTCAGCGCGATATGGCCGAGCCACGCTTTCGTGACCGTGTACGCGTTCGGGCCGTCCCAGCGCATACCGCCGTCCATCGGCAGGAACCCCGCGGACGCGTCGAGACAGTCGTCGGCGGCCAGTTCGAGCGTTTCGTTGCCGAGCTCGGTATTCGCGATCCGAACCTCGGCGACGAGGCCCTCATCCCTGGCCGGGTGAAACGCGGTCGCCCTACCGACCGTGCGCTGCAAAACATGGTCACGGTTGACCCTGACCCTGTTGGCCCTGCGGTCGATGCCGTCGAACGCGCCCCTCGCGATCGTTTCCCGAACCATCCTGTCTTCCCACGGCACCAGTGCCGGCGTGTCGTACGGCATCACAACCAGTTCGATCGTCCTCGCCGGAAACGACACGCCGACAAGCTGCGCGTCCCGGTGCCAGAACTGCGGCTCCTCGCTCATCTCATGCTCCTGCTGACTCGGTGGGCGGCGGCATGCCGGCGTGCCCGGCAACTTCCATGCGCTCAATCGTCCTGATCTCGTCGACCGTCAGGACCGGCGGCCCGGTCGGCGTGTCCCTGATGCTCGAGTAGATCTGCGCGACCTGGGCGCGCTCCAAAGGCTCCGGCTCGATGTACGCGTCACGGTTCAGCTCGATCGTCGTTCCCCTCGGCAAAAGCCACGCCGACAACGCCGCCATCACCGCCTGCGCTTTCGGCCGCAACCCGCCACGCCAGTGAAAATCAAAGAAGTTTTTGACGTTCCTGTAGGTCTGCGGATCCGAAACGGGGATCCCGACGAGTGGTGCGGGGACGCCGAGGAGCTGCGCGATCCGGCTCTGCGCCCGGTCCGATAGGTCGGTCAGCGCCATGTCCCTGGGGTTCATTTGGGTGGCCTGCCACGACACGCCGCCCGACAGCACCGCCGGCTCGCCGGCCGTTGACTGCCTGGCCGTCACCCACTGGGTTTGTAGGTCCGCGGCCTGCTGGGCGGTTAGTTCCTCGTCGTGCGTCAGGATCGACGACGGCACGCCACCGGCGCTGGCGAACTGGGTTGCGTACCGGGCGAGCAGCCGGTCGGCGACGACCGCAGCCCAGCCGCCCTCGAGCGGCCCGACGCCCCTCGGCATCGCCACCGAACTCTTGTACCGGACATGCAGCATGTCCCCGGTCACGTCCGTTGAGCCGATCTCATACCGGCGGATGCCGTTCACGAGCTCGACGTTGACCGCGTAGGGCGGCACGACATGGAACCGTGCCGGCCACCCGGTCGCGTACCACGCGGTCGCGAGCACGAACGCCTCGCCGAGCTGGTAGTCCCAGAACAGTTGTTTCGCGAACTCCTCCCACGACGTGTACGTGTCCGGATCCGGATTCTGCATCCAGCCCTGGTCAAGCGAGACCGCCGCGCCGACGAGGTAGGGCGGCATCGTGGAGAGGATGCTGGCGTTGAGGTCGACGCACATCCACGCCGTGTCGGTGAGCTGCTGCGCCCACGCGGTCGTGCCGCCGCCACCCCAGAACGGTGGCCACCAGTCCGCCGGCCACCCAGACCACGCCGACGGAATGATCCTGGGCAGCGGTGACCACGGCACGCCAGGGTCGATCTGAACGCCGTCAGGGTCACCCGGCGTGACGAGCTGGTCCGGCCCGACCGTCGACGGCGGCACCGACGCCGGGTCGTTCGGGTTCGGCGTGATGTCGTCCGGCGGCCGGATCGAGCGGAGCTTCACCGCTGTTTCACCGCGGAAAGAGTAGCGCTCAGAAACGGCGGTGACTTCTGAGCGCTCTCCCGCCCGCGCGGCTAGGCCGTCGTGTCGTATGCCATACGAGCCGCCACCGCCGCGTCCACGGCGTCTTTGAACGCCTGGCCGGGATCGGACAGCTTCGCGCCGAAGTGACGGTCGCGGCCACGCAATAGGTTCGGGTGCGTCTTACCCTGCTTTGGAGTACGGCCGCCGTTGACTACACCCTCACGGTTGGCGGTCGCAGGACGATCCGTGACCGGGCGATCCTTCACGTGCTGCAGCCTGACCATCGAACGGCGTTCGGCGGCGGACAGGTCTTCGCCCGCCGCAACCCGGGCTTCAAACGTCGCGAGTCGTTCGGTCATGCTCTGCTTCGCCTGGGCCGAGCTTGCGCGAATCTGCCCAACATGCACGGCGCGCTTCAGCACGATGCGATCGGTGGCCTGTGGCCAGCCTTGATCGAAGGAGAGTAGTAGGTGTTGCGCGGGGCCGGGCGTTAGGTAGGTGTAGCGCTGCCCGGCGGCGCGGTCGCTGACGCGGATCGTCGCCATGTCGACCGTGACGCTACTGAGATGCGGGTACTGCTCCTTGATTGAGTCCGCGATCAGGCATCCACCGCTCGCACCCTGTACTGCGCGGTCGTGGGCGGCCGGCGTGATCTGCACGTCAAGCGTCGGCGATTTGAATTTGTTTCGGGCCATCAGGGCCTCATCCTTCCCGATGAGCAACGATAAGGATGGCAGGTGCCGGGTGCTCATCCCGCCCGGTGCCTGCCAGAGGGTAAGACGGTAGCACGCCAGCCGGCTCGTTCTTACCCTCTGTCACCGGATTGCCGGCATCACGGTGGGCCGGTGCGCGCCCGCCAGCGCCCACACGACCGCCTTCACGAGATGCGTCGGCCCCCTCGCGACGAGGAACAGGCCGCTGTCGTTCTCCCTGACGTGCGCCTGGCCGACCGCGTCGTCGAGCTCGCCCGTCACGACGTCGTGAACGACGCCGCCCGACAGCGCGAGATCCCGCAGCAACGCGAGCCCGGTCCTGGTGGCCGCCGCCGCCCTCGGCTCCGCGATCCGCCGCAGGTCGGCGGGTAGCCGGTCGAACATGCTCGCGCCGACCAGGACCCGCCGCACCCTGACGCCGGCCGCGAGCGCCAGCACATCCGCGATCGCGGAATCCCAATCCGCCCTGGTCCAGCCATCAAGCTCAAGCCGACCATCGTCGCAACGCCGGCAGCACCCGACCGCCGCACCGACACCAAAGTCGTCCTCAAGACCAACCCAGACCGGCCCGACCGCGCCCGGCGCGTCCTCTCGCAACCCGTCCCACACGCCGTCCGGCAGCAAAGGCTCGGTCGGCCCCTGCTCCGGCGCCTTCCTCGCCGGCCACTGGTTCAGCCACTGCGCCCTGAACGACTCCTGCGGATCAGGGTCGTCCGCGTCCGGCACGCTCTCACCAGCCTGCATCCGCCGGTGCGCCGCATCGATCAATCTCTGTCTGCGTGGCGTCCAATGCGGCGAGGCTTGACGCCACGCACCCCGATCACCCGTGTCGCCGCCGCGGGGTGCCGACCATTCGATCAGCAGATCGCCCGTCCCAGTGTCGAGATCCAGCAGCGCCGCGCCACGCCGGTCCAGCATCAACGACGTCGCCCTACGGTGCGCGGTCGACAGCAGCACGAGCTGCGGCTGCTCCCTTTCGACCATCGTCGGCGCCAGGCCCTCATCGACCGCCGCGGCTGGGACCTTCCACGCCTCGTCGACCGTCCCGAGACTGACCGAGTAGCCGTACACCGCCTCTTTCGCCCGCAGCATCCACCGGCTGCCGGTCGCAAGATGCTCGATCTCCTCCTGACCGTTGACCTCCCGCACCTTGTAGTCGCGCTGCCGCTGATGACCCTTCGCCCACACCCGCGCCGGCCGCTGCACCTCCCGGCACACCGCAACCTCTTTGCCGGTATGGATCACGTCCTGCGGCTCGCCGAACCGATCGGCCTGGTGAATCCGCCACAAACACAGCTCCCGCAGCCACCACGACTTGCCGACCTGCCGGGCAGTCGAGATCACCGCCGCCTCCCAGCACAGCCGCCCCTGGTCGTCGACCTCAAGCAGACGCGCGGCGACGAGCCGCTGCCACCATCTCAGCTCGCCGCCAGCGCGCTGCTCCGCGAACCTGCAGAACTCGCCGCCAAGCGAACCGACCGCCGCGCGATGAGGAACGGTCATCAGACGCGGCCAGACGGCGTCTGCGGGACACGGACGCAGATCCGATAGCCAGGGCCTATCCCAGCACGAATCACGCTCAGAACGGCTCTCAGGCTCTCTCAGGGCATCATCCGCGTCGGCATCCGCAACCTGGACGCCGACGAGCTGCCCGTCAGGCCCGCGTTTCGCCCACCCCCGATTACACGCCCGGTGCGACGCACCCAAGTACGCCTGCCTGTCGTCCGCATGGTCGAGATCCCACGGCTCGCCCGGCCGGATCGGCAGCCCGCACCGCGAACACCGCACGCCGCCCTGCCTGACACGCCGCGCCCAGTTCTGACGAGCCGCGACATGAGCCGGCCCGTAGCCACGCTCCGCCCGACCACCCCTAACCCCGCCAGCCATCACCAGTCAAGCCGTTTTGGGGGTAGATAGGCCGAGCGA